CTATTGCTTTTGGTGACCAAGATGCAAATACTTCTGGTGAAATTATTTATGCTCACAATGGTGATAGTATGCGATTACACACAAATGCTTCAGAACGTGTCAGAATAACATCTGCTGGTACACTTTTAATTGGAAAAACATCTACTGCAAATAGTGCTGGTGCTGGAGATATACAAGGTGCTGCTGCTGGTGCTGTAAATTACGAACTTAGAAGTGATAGTGCTGGAATACAATTTGGAACTACATCAAATCATTATTTAGCTTTTAGAACAAATAATGCAGAAGAAATGCGAATAGATGCAACTGGTCATTTGATGCTTAATACCACTTCTGAGAGAAATTCTGGAAATTTAAGTATTGATTTTGATGGTTCTTCACAAGGTGCTCAAGGGTTAAATGATACAACTTCTGGAAATGGTAGTGTTTTTATTGGATTTTTAACTGGTGGCACATTTAGAGGAAGTATTACAAACAATAATAATAGTGCAGTTGCATTTAATCAAACATCAGACTATAGACTTAAAGAATCAGTAAAATATGATTGGGAAGCAACAACTAGATTAAAAAAACTCAAACCTGTTCGTTTTAATTTTATAGCTGATAAAGATAATACTGTTGAAGGATTTTTAGCACATGAAGCACAAGAAGTTGTTCCACAAGCAATTACTGGTACAAAAGATGAAACGAAAACTACAAAAAATGTAGTCTTAGACAAAGATGAAAATATAATTGGAACAGATATAACAGAAGATGAATGGAAAACTAAGAAAGAAGATGGAACATATAGTGATGATACAAGTTGGAAAGCATCAATAACACAAAAACATTATCAACAAATTGACCACAGCAAACTTGTACCCTTATTGACAAAGACCATATTGGAATTAGAAGCAAGAATTACAGCATTGGAGAGTAAGTAACATGGAAAAATCAAATATAATACATATAAACGACAAGAAGTATGACGCTAGTAATCTTACAAAAGAGCAGGGTTACTGCATAGAACAGATACAAGAGTGTCAGACAGAAGCACACAAATTAAAAAAACAATTAGATAGAGTAACTATTTCTCAGAATGTTTATACTAACAATCTTATACAGCTTTTGAAAGATAAAGAGGTAAAGGAGTGAAGGTATCAGACGTGAAGGCACAGATAGACACACACGAAGCTGTTTGTGCAGAAAGATGGAAAGAAACTATATTAAGAATAAAACGTATCGAACATATAATGATAGGTACTGCAGGAACAACAATTATCCTTTTAGTGGGGTTATTAGTAAGGTGATTATATATGGATCCTGTAACAATATCATTAGCTATGGGCGTAGCGTCAAAAGCATTTGATGCAATAAAAAAAGGATTTGCGGTCGGGCGTGATATAGAACAAATGTCTGGAGATATCGGACGATGGATGGGAGCTGTATCCGATGTTGACAATGCTGAGAAACAAGCAAAGAATCCTCCTCTTTTCGGTAAATTGTTTAAAGCTGGGTCTATTGAGGAGGCAGCTCTCTCTGCTTATGCAGCCAAGAAGAAACTTGAGGAACAAAGGTACGAACTCAAGATGTTTTTAAATATGACCTATGGGCCACAAGCCTATGACGATCTATTAAAGATGGAAGGTCAAATACGAAAAGAACGACAACAAACAATTTACAAACAACAACAGTTAAGAAGACAAATAGGTGAAGCCATAACTTGGTTTATTGTAATAGCCATAATTGGTGGTTTTGTTGCTTTAGTTGCTGGTATATGGATTAAACAAGCAAAAGCATACGAGTACAAACCTAAAGATTATTCTAGGCAACAGAAAGAATGGCGTAACCCAGATACAAAAAAGTATACAACTTGTAGACTCAAAAAAAGAATTACGTCAAGATATACAGACAAAAGAGCTTGTATCTATGAGGGAGGAAATAGAACTTTTACAATGTTGATTGAAACTTGGTGTCCTAAAAAATACAAATGTGTGTATGATCCAAACGGCACTGAACCAGACATAGATAAAGTTATGGAAAGTCTTAGGAGTATAGGTAAAAAATAATGGCAGCAAAAAAATTACAAGTAAAAAGCAAATACAACGAATATGATTTAGATGGTGATGGCATAGTTTCTGATGAAGAACTTGCTAACATGAAAGAAATAAAAGAAACAGAAACCGCTCTTCGCAAGAATCTTGCACAACTACGTATGGCTAGATACACACTAATAGCTATGGGTGCGTTTACTTTAGCCATGTTTTTTGTTGATGTAGAACGTGTCAAAGCATTAGCTGACATAAGTAATTTGTTTTATTTGTCAGGAGCTGGTATAGTAGGAGCATACATGGGAACAACTGCTTGGATGAATAAAAAATGACAGCATTTATGTTAGCATGTTATCTTAATGGAGTTGCACAAGGTGCGATATATTTTAGGTCTGTTAATGATTGCATGTATTATACTAAGTATTTAAGTGAACAAGAATTTGATAGTGAAACAGGTCAAACACAGATATACAAGTGTATGTGTAAACTTGTGCCACAAGTTAATGAAAAGAAAGTGAGGGTGTATTAATGTTACAAGCACTGATAGGCCCAGTAACAGGTCTACTGGATAAATTCATACCTGATGCAGATCAAAAGGCAAAGCTCGCCCACGAGATAGCTACCATGTCTGAAAAACATGCTCAGGAAGCGTTACTCGCTCAGTTAGAAATAAACAAGGCGGAAGCGGCAAGTGGTTCTATATTTAAGGGCGGCTGGCGACCAGCCGTTGGATGGGTCTGTGCGATTGCTTTTGCCTATCATTTTATCGTAAAAGATCTAATTATATTTGGTGCAAGTTTTGCTGGTGCAGAACTACCAGAACTGCCCGATTTTGATATGGGTACACTTTTAACTGTTCTTGGTGGCATGCTCGGAATCGGGGGACTTAGGACATACGAAAAGCAGAAAGGGTTAACTAAATGAAGAGAAAAGTTAAAAAAGTTATGAAAGGGCTGCAGAAGGCTAGTAAGACACATGCAGCACAGGCTAAGATGTTAAAGAGTGTTTTAAAGAACGGCAAGAAAAAGAGGTCAAAATGAGTTTATACAGAAACATACAAGCAAAAAGAAAAAGAATAAAAGCTGGTAGCGGAGAGAAGATGCGTAAACCAGGCACAAAGGGTGCACCCACAAAGAGAAACTTTGCAAGAGCAAAGCAAACGGTGAAGAAAAAAACGTAGTGCAAGATTTATTTAGGCATTTAAGGTTTTATTGTAAAGACATGGTAGCAAAAGTATCAACTATAAAGAAAAAATTAAAGTCAGGCAAAAAGTTAGGATTTAGCGAAAGAGCTAGAGCTGTCAATAAAGGATTAATACCAAGCAAGGCAAAGAAAAATGGCAAAAAAAAGAGATCCTAAAGTAGGGACAGGTAAAAAACCAAAGGGTTCTGGGAGACGATTATACACAGATGAGAATCCAAAAGACACCGTTGGTATTAAATTCGCCACAGAAGCAGACGCAAGAGCTACGGTTGCAAAAGTTAAGAGAGTCAGTAAACCTTTTGCGAGAAAGATACAGATACTTACAGTCGGTGAGCAAAGAGCAAAAGTAATGGGTAAGAATAAAGTAGCTAGTATATTTAAAAGAGGTAAAGAAGCTATAAGAAAGGCTAGAAAAAAATGATATGGACTTGGTTAAAATTGTCTATATTTTTCAATAAGATAGGTAACTATTTTTATTATAAACATGTACAATCTCTGAGAGAAAAGCAGGTGAAAGATGGACTTAGATAAATTAAAAGAAGAAATTAAAACCGATGAGGGTGTTATTTATGAAGTGTATTTAGACCACCTCGGCTATAAAACTTGTGGTGTGGGTCACTTGTGTAGAGCTACAGACCCAGAAAACAAATTAGAGGTAGGTGACCCAGTATCTGTAGAAAGAGTTGATGTGTTATTTGCAGAGGATTTAGAAACAACAATAGATGAATGTAAACTTCTCTATAATAACTTTAATGATTTACCAGAAGAAGTACAAAGAATTATAGCTAACATGTTGTTTAATATGGGTAGACCTCGTTTATCTCGTTTTCACAAAATGAAAAAAGCTATAGATAATGGAGATTGGATAGAGGCATCTGTCCAAATGAAAGATTCACTTTGGGCAAGACAAGTGCCAAATAGAGCAGATAGATTGGTAAAAAGAATGGAGGCTGTTACATAATGCCTTTACAAAAAGTATTATTAAAAGGTGGTATAAACCGAGAAGGCACTAGATATACTAACGAAGGTGGTTGGTATGATGGTGATAAAATACGTTTTAGACAGGGCACACCTGAGAAAATAGGTGGTTGGGAGCGAGTAAGTGACAACACGTTTCTGGGTACATGTAGAGCTTTACATAACTGGGTCAGTCTAGGAGGTCAAAATTTTGTAGGTGTAGGCACTAATTTAAAATATTATATAGAATTAGGTGGTGCGTTTAATGATGTTACACCTTTACGTGCCACTGTATCATTAACTAACCCATTTACCACTACATCTGGATCAACAACCGTATTAGTCACAGATACAAATGGTGGGTTTGTTGACGAAGATTTTGTAACATTTAGTGGTAGTAGTGGAGTTGGTGGTTTAACCATAACTGGCGAGTTTCAAATAGATATAGTATCTGCCACAACTTACAATATAACAGTGTCTTCTGCTGCTTCATCTTCTGCTACAGGAGGTGGATCTGTGTCAGCGGCATATCAAGTAAATGTTGGTTCTGCTTTTGCCATACCTCTTACAGGTTGGGGTGCTGGTGCTTGGGGTGCTGGTGCTTGGGGTGTTGGTGAGTCTTCCGTAAACGAAGTGCGTATATGGAGCCATTCTAATTTTGGTGAAGATTTAATATTTGGGCCAAACGGAGGTAGTATATATTTTTGGGATGCTACAACAGGCACAGGTGTTAGAGCTGTAGAATTATCTAGTTTATCTGGTGCATCAGATGTCCCTTCATTGCAAAACATGATATTAGTATCAGATATAAGTCGTTTTGTGTTTTGTATGGGTACAAATCCTATAGGAAGTGGTATTCTTGATCCTACTCTTATTAGATGGTCTGACCAAGAAGATGCAACAAATTGGACTCCATCTGCTACAAATCAAGCAGGTAGTTTAAGATTATCTCGTGGTACTAAAATAGTTGCAGCATCTCAAGCTAGACAAGAGGTGCTCGTATGGACAGATTCTTCTTTATACTCTTTGCAATACGTAGGTGCACCTGCCGTATGGACAGCTACATTAGTTGGTGAAAACATATCTATATCTTCTCAGTTATCTGTGTCTTACGCAAACGGTATAGCTTACTGGATGGGTGTTGATAAATTTTATTTGTATGATGGTAGAGTGCAACCATTAAAATGTGACGTAAGAAAGTATGTATTTAACGATTTTAATATATTACAATACGATCAAGTGTTTTCTGGCACTAATGAGTCTTTTCACGAAATATGGTGGTATTATTGTACTACTAATTCTAACAACATAGATAGATATGTTATATACAATTACATGGAAAAAACTTGGTATTATGGTTCATTGGGTAGAACAGCGTGGTTAGATTCTGGATTAAGAAAAAATCCTTTGGCAGCAACATATAATAATGTGTTAGTAAATCATGAGTTAGGCGTAGATAACAAAGAAACAGCTACAACGGCAGCGATAGCTGCACATATAGTATCTGCAGAATTTGATCTGAATGATGGACATCAGTTCTCATTTGTTAATAAAATAATACCTGATATAACTTTTGACGGTTCTACTGCAGATAGTCCTGTGGTCACTATGACTTTAAATCCATTAACAAGTTCTGGTTCTGGATATAAAACAGTTACATCAGAGGGTGGGTCAAATAATGCAACAATAACAAGGACATCTGCTGCAGATATAGAAAAATATACAGAACAATTACATATTAGAATACGTGCTAGACAAATGTCTATGCGTATAGAATCGAGTGCGGAAGGAGTCACATGGCAATTAGGTTCGCCTAGACTAGATATGCGACCAGACGGGAGGCGATAATGGTAGATACTACAAGATACGGCATAGGGTTTAAAACACCTGCATTGCCTTATCCACCAGACGATTATCAACAACAAGCGTTTATACAGCTAAATAATGTATTACGTTTATATTTTTTACAAGTAGACACAGCCTTGAGAAATGCTAGTACATCTGACAGAGCTGAAGCTACATCTTGGTTTTTAGGCTAATGCCCAATAAATATGTAAATGCAAAAAAAGATCTGTCTAGCACTAGTGTAACTACGTTGTACACTGCACCTGCATTAACTACAGGTATTGTTAAGTCTATATTAGTATCAGAAGACTCAGGAAATGCCGATACTATAACTTTAACAATAACAGATGCGGAATCATCTCCTGCCACTTTTAGTTTATTTAAAACAAAATCTGTTAGTGCAAACGCTACAGTAGAATTATTAACAGCTCCTTTAGTTGTAGAGACTGGAGAAATACTAAAAGTTACGGCTGCTACAGCTAACAGATTGCATGTGGTTGCTAGTATACTGGAGGTTAGTTGATGCCAGTTGTCAATAGTAAAGAAAGATTGTTAGATATGTCTACAGTTATGGCTATGGCAGCAGATGA